TTAAGCGAGTTGGAATTTAAATATGATATCTACATTATCGGCAGTAACATCAACCTTTGATACAAGGTTGTTGACGATTTTCTTTTTATTATCATAGGATAGTTCATTAATCGGAATTGAGCCCAACTGTTTTTTAACTAACTCAAAAACATCAGTAGAATCATTAAATTTATTTTCGTTAATCTTAGCTTTAAGCAGCTTTTTCTCAGCTTGAAGGGAATCGGTGCGATTTTTTAACTCATCCATAGTGATAAAATCATTTAGGTACAAATCAGAGTTCTTTTGTATTTTTTTATCGATCTGTGAAATTTGCTTTTTAAATGACGAAGTATCAATAGTAGGTTGGTTGTTACCATTGATAATTTTCAATAAGGAGTCATTATTTTCTTGAAATCCAACCAGGTTGTCAATAACAGTATTTTCTAAATTGCTTAAATCATAGGTTCCTGAATCACATTTCTTATTGTCATTATATACTGTAATTCCTTTTGTTTTTCGAGGGAATCTATTTGCACAGTGATATTTCATTGTGCGGCTTCCATCTTTTCTTTTGTGGCCAAGAACTATTTTCAAAGGCGCTCCACAGTAACCACACCTTGCCATCCCTGATAACATATATTTGGCTTGGAAAGGTCTAGGATTGTTATTTCTTTCATAAGTCTGCTGTTGTCTTTCTTCTAGCTCTTTTTGAACTTTTAGATAAGTCTCATAAGGGATAATCGGCTTATGCATACCTTCAAATAAACTATCCTTAAATTTGATATAACCACAGTAAACAGGATTATCAAGTGTTTGTCTTAGGGTACGATAAGACCATGGTATATCTTTACCTATGTGTCCAGCTTCATTGAGTTTATCTCTTAATTTGGTAAGTGATATCCCTGATAAATAATCAGTGAATATTTGCTCGACTATTGTAGCTTGTAAAGGAACTATTTCTAATATACCTGTCTCTCTGTTGTGGTAATATCCAAAAGCTGTCTTGGTCCACATCATAGACTTACCAGATTTCGCTCGCCCTAGTTTCCCCATAGTCATGCGTTCTTTTATATTCTCTCTTTCAAACTCATTAATTGCAGAAAGAATAGTGAGGAATAAGCTGCCCATAGCAGAAGAAGTATCAATACTTTCATTAAGCGAGATGAAGTCTATTTTATTTTTTGTGAACACATCCTTAACAAGATAAAGGGTATCTCTTACACTACGGGAAAGGCGGTCTAGCTTATATACAAGAACTGTATCAAAAGCTTTATTCTCGATATCATTGATTAGTCTTTGCATTGCTGGGCGTTCAAGTTTGGCCCCTGAAAAACCAGCATCAGTATAAGTATCAGATACTTGCCACCCCATTGCTTCAGCATATTTTGTTAAACGGTCAATTTGCTCATCAATCGAGAATCCTTCTTCAGCTTGATTAGTAGTGGATACTCGTGTGTATATTGCTACTTTCTTAGTCATTGTTTTTGTACCTCATTTTTGTTAAAATAAGTACAGTAAAACTCTCCGAAATTGGAGGTTTACTACACCATATAGATTTTAATCTACCCTCGTCCGACCAAAGATAGGGTGGATTTTTTAGTTTATTCTATTTTATCGTTCCTTTACTCATGCTGAGATTTTGAACCCATCCACTATCCATGATAGTAGCATCATTTAATTTTGCTTGAAAAGTATAAGTTTGACCAGATGTTAATTTTTTAGCAATGTCATTAGGCATGTTAATCGTTGCAGTAGTGTTCATAAATTGATTATCTGTGAAATTACCCGCATCGATTGTTACATCCGTTCCAGTAAATATACCTTTGGCAACTTTTGATACTGTGCCTTGGAATTCAAGAATTTTTCCTTTGTAAGTATCATCGGCAGCGGCTCCATTAGTTTGGTATGCTTTTACAAGTTCTTCAAAAGTTACTGGTGTTGCAGAAACTGTTTTAGAAGAAGCCTTCGGTTTTGATGAAGAACTTTTTGAAGTAACTTTAGTTTCTTCTTTTTTAGTATCTGCGGTAGAAACAGAGGTAGAAGTTTCCGTTTTTTTAGATTCTTTCGATTTAGAATCACTTGGAATAGATACACCAATGACAAACATTATGAATCCAGCAATAAGTATAAATAAAGCTTTTTTCTTTGACTTCTTTTTAAATATGCCAATAATAAGCATCACAATACCTATTATAAATGCTAGCAATCCTATTACCCCAAAAAATGCACTCATAAAATTTCTCCTATTTAGCTTTTAACGAGATTCAAGATATTGCTCGTAGTTTTTTTATTTTTTAAATACCCTACCACAGTCATTGCAGTGCCACTCATTTTTACCTTTTTTCCCAGCGAATCCAGCAAGAGTACCTATTCCGCCAGTAAGAATTGCACCTCCTATAGCCTTACCTATAGAAAATCCTTTGCGGTTATTTTGCATGAAAGCAACGTTTGTACTTCTACAATATTTACACTTTATTTTGCTCATTATAATCCTCCTAATTTAATAGTTACTATAAATCGATTTCTACTTTGACAGCTTGCCCAATTATAGCAGCTGGATTATCTTCTGTAGCGAATTGATCCTTAAATTCTTTGTTAATTGACACAAGTCTTAAACAATCAATTTCATGGTAAACTTTTTTTAAAGTTGCCTGACAATCATCTTGGAAAAGAACAGCTCCAATAGTACCGTCAGTCACATCAGGAACAGATTCAATTAAAACATAAGATCCAAACGGAATCTTTGGCTCCATGCTATGCCCATCAACCATTAACCAATAATAATCACGAGCAGAAGATAAGAAGTGCGCAGGTACTGGTCTTGTACCATCGAAATTTTCAACCGCATCAAGAGGAAGCCCGGCCGCTATTCTACCAAGAATAGGAACATCTACCATATCTTCATCAGGCTCATATTCCATAGTATTTGCAGGCATAACGAAGTTCTCTAATATCTTTCTACTTATGTATGGTGGTAAATCATTAGGTATCTTATTAATTGGAATCACTTTAGATTCTTTTTTCTTTTCTTGGTTTTGCTCATCTAATTGATTGGTTGCAGTGTTTAAAACAACTTTTTGTCGTGGCTCTTCAAGCTGTGAACTGATTTTATTTATTTCAGATAGAGTTGTAGAAAGGTCAGAAGCACCATACATTAATGTATCAGGATCAGTATTAAATAGATTGACCATTTTATCAAAATCTTCAACCATGGGACTTCTAACCCCTTTTATCCATTTAGAAATAGCTGACTCAGATTTTCCTAGCTTTTCGCCAAACTCTTTCATTGTCCAACCATTCTCTTTTCTGAAATAATCTATCATTTCAGGTAGTCGTATTTTTTTCATACACTAATTATAGTACAAACAACAAAACTTGTCAATTTGGAAAGTTTTAACTTGACAAATTGGACAGTGAGGGTTATAATTAACGCATAAAGTCAAACAAGCGAACGAACAAAACAGTTGCGAAGCTTCTGTGAATGTAGTTACACGTTGTATTCGACTCAGCGTAAGTAGCAAGTTTGGCAAATAAAAAGCCCCAGAGGGGCGGGAAGGTGATTGTTATGGAAGAAAAGGGAAGTTGGGTGCCTACTTTTAATACCAAAGAACAAGCTACTGAAGCAATGAAAGCTATAAATTGGCTTGTTAGTAATAAAAATCAACTAGTGATGTTATTGAAAGATTTTAGCAATAGCAGCAACGATTGTAAAAATGATTGATAGAATACCGATAAAATATTTTAGGTTTCTTATGGTTGTTTCTAGCACTAACATTCTATCTTTTATTGCGTAAACTTCTTCAGATTTTACATAGCCAACCATTTGTACAGGGAGGCCTTCATGACCTGGTTCATTGATTACTTGTGAAGTTGGTATAGGTAATGTTTCTTTAAATTTTATGTCTGACATTATTATTCCCCCTTCAAGTATAGAATTGTTGTCATTTCATCTAATAAAATATCATCTTTAAATAACTTTATATCGAATTTTAAAGATTCGTTTTTATAAGAATTAATCGAAGTGAACAAACTAACCATGTTTACAGAGTAGTTTTCACCTATTTTAAATTTTTCTAAATTTAAAGGAAGTTTACTTTTCGGGGTTACATTTTCATTGTTCAAAAAAATTTGATATTCATAATTTATTGCTGGAAACTCTAGAATAAAGTTCGAAACAACTTGTATGTTAAAAAAATTTTGATTAGTTAAGGTCATTAGGTTTACTACTGGTATTGGTCTCGGATTTTCAGTCAATGGCAATTGTTCTTCGGAGACGGAAGTATAAAAATAATTAATTTTGTTCATAAGAACCTCCAATATAATTTTAGTTTAGTCACTTATATTATATCACGGAGTTATGATATCGCTCACAACGAGCAGGGAAGACTGGCGAACAGGTTCGATTCCTGAACTTCCCTTACTGCGTATGCAGAAATTTAAAACACAGAAAGGAGAAAATATGGATTTGAATCAAATAAAAATAGTTGATGGGAAGCTGTTTTTAGACGATACGGAAGTAAAAGGTATTCAAAAAATAAACCTCCAAAAAGGCATTGATATGTACAAAACCTCTTTGAAGATTGAAATGATTGTTGGATCGCCTTTAGATGAATTAGAACCTAAGAATCGTAAATACGAAGTGATTCTAAGAAAGGGGGATTAGTGATCATTTATATATGCGTGCCCTGCAGGAGTTATATCTGTAATGATATATGCAGTTGAAGCCAAAGTTTCTAGTGATAGTGCTGAAATATATCCACTATTTAAAAGCTGGGAAATATTATAAAGTACATATGTTTCTGAATATCTATTGAAAGCTTTTACTAATTTAACAGAATCGATATTACCATTTAGCTTTAAGTTTGTCTCTAAATATAACATGATATCTAGAGCGCAGTCGTGAGTTAATTCCATATCACTTACCTCCTTTCTATAATATTTGGGGGCAAGCACTATTAGAGGTAGCGCTTACTCTAAAAATATTATAGCATCGAGGTTAATAACAAAAACATTAAATTTAAACTACAATTAAGAAAGGAGCCAGTATGGCAGAGAAAAAAACTTATGAGCCACTAGATGACTTATTAGACTCTTCAGGAATGAAGTATAAAGTTATTGCAAAAAAAATTAACGTTCCCTATACAACATTTTATAAGTGGCGTATCAACCCATCTAGAATAGATGCTGTTTCAGCAGCGAACATTGCAGAGGTTATTGGAGTAGATTTAACCGATGTTATTTTTGTGCTGAAAAATTTTAATCAAAAACTTGACAAATTGGCTAGTTAGAGAGGTAGTACATGAACGAATTAAAAAATATTGATGGATTTAATGCCAAAATTTATGGAACGGCTGAAAATCCTTTATTCCTCGCAAAAGATATTGCTGAACTCATTGAACACTCAAGAGCATCTGAAATGCTAAAAACAGTTGATGATGATGAAAAGCTGATGCAACCAATCCTTGCATCAGGTCAAAATCGTAACATGTGGTTTTTAACTGAAGATGGACTTTACGAAGTTCTCATGTCGTCTAAAAAATCACAAGCGAAAGTTTTCAAGAAAAAAGTGAAGGAAATCCTGAAAACAATCCGCAAGCATGGAGCGTATATGACGGATGCAAAGCTTGAAGAAGTACTGCTTAATCCAGATACACTCATTAGCCTTGCTACACAGCTAAAAGAGGAACGGCAAGCACGACTTGGACTTGAGAAAGAAAACAGTCAGCTGAATCTCGAACTTGCTGCAGCTACTGAAAAAACAACTTATCTTGATTTAATCCTTGAAAGTCCTGATGATATTCTGATTACTCAGATTGCACAGGATTATGGATTTAGTGCTGTGAAATTCAATCGTATTTTAAACGAGTTGCGTATTCAACGGAAAGTTAATAAGCAATGGGTACTGTACTCAAGATATATGGGTAAAGGTTATATCGGCAGTCGAACTCAAAACTATGTAGATAGTAAAGGTCAAGAGAGAACATCGATTACTACTACATGGAAACAAAAAGGCCGCAAGTTCCTATATGAAACACTCAAAAAACATGGTTATTTACCTCTTGTAGAACAAGATGACTTAGCTAGCTAGAAAGGAAAGCACATGGGAGATAAAAGAAGTCCGACAAAAACAGTTACTTCATGGCCAACTGTAACGTTTTGGTCAGAGGGCAAAACAAATAGTATGAACAAAGAAGAGTTCGAGGAATTCAAGTCACGTACAGTTTGGCCGAATGGAGTTGGCGAAATGCGGGTGAGGGATGCATACAACACAGTTATGGAAAGGCTTAAATCATGACCTACACATACATAGTCAACCCAGAAACGAGTGAAATCCTGTTTGACCTGGTTCACGACTTAATCACACAGAACATACGAGCAATTAAACTCATTGCAAAGAAATTAAATGCGGTGCTCCGCTAGAAAAGAGAAATTTATGAATCCAGAAGATGTAAAAGTTACAAAAGAATCAGAAGAAGAAACTGCAAGAGATAGATATTTAAAAAATTTCAAACGTGACAACTTGCCATTAGATTTCTTTGGAAAACCAAAACTGAACGAAGTAGGATTAAAAATACTTGATTTACTAAAAAAAGAAGACTTAACACACGAACAAGCGTATGCAAGCCTTCAATACGTTTACAACTTAATCAAATACGAATCTAATTTTTTGAAATTAAACTGATAGGTTCTTTGATTTCAATAGAATCGCTATGAATAAATGGTAATTTCATAGATCCATCTAGTGTTTCAAAATCAAGGATAGTTGCATAATCAGGGGCAACGATGTCATTGGGGAAGCTAACTTTGGATAATTCTAGCAACTCAGCCATTAACAAGTCAGGTCTTTTCAAAAGATGCAAGTTTTGTCTACCAAAACCATTATTTTTGAAATAGTTGAAAACTTCATGCCTAATAAACGAAAATGAATCATTATCCTTAGCGCCAGGATCAAAAGATTTTTGATGAATGCTTTCGGCTCTTATCGATTCGTTAAGAACTGGATAGTTGTAACGATCATAGATAATCGTTCTTGCTTTAGCAATACCTAGTGAAGTATCCCAGATGATTTCAAATGGAATAAAAGTAGCATCTTTGTCCATAGCGATTTCATTAACAACTGATACAGCATATTCAAACGAAGTTATTTCTAATTTATTCATCACTATACCTCCTTTCCATAAAACTAAGCAAATATCGCAAATATCTGCTCACAGTAATTATAGCACTCGGAGGATTAAAACGCATACATAGAAAGGAAACTAATGCACACACAAATTATGAATGGACGAGAAGTTCTGACAGTTCCAACAGTCATTGGATATAAACATTATGACTTAGAAAAAAGAGAAGTAGTTGGAGAAGTTATTGAATCTACTTATCGAAGAAAAGACGGAACAATGTACATTATCCGCAGATCACGAACAGAACGAGAAAAAGCCGCTATGCTCAATTCGTGCTTGTCTGACTGGGGATATTAGTATGAGCAAACAACAAAAAAGCCCTGCATGGCACGCAGAGCAAGTAGGAAATTCGCCAAAACTTCTACTTAAATTATACCACGAATGCCTAGAAATTTGAAATGGAGAATTTAAATGAGCATTGATGAAAATACTAATTTAACTAAAACAGTGACAATCCCAATTGAAGAATATAAAGGACTGATTGAACGCAAGTCTTTTATTAATCCTAAAAAAGTAGCTAGAGAAAAAACTCCTTGGGAAGAGTTGGATGAAGAAGTTCAAGAATTCTTTACCTCTCCAAATGGTCGCATGCACCTTAAATGCTTAAATGCAATCGTAACTGGTCTATCTTGTACAAGTCTTTATAAAACTTGGCGGACAATGGTAACTCTTCATTCTGGTTCATATACAAGATGGTACACAAATCAGGATGTTGATACTGCTAGAGAGATTTTCGAAGAAATGAAAGCATGTATTAGATAGAAACGGAGAATTTAAATGGACTTACAACTTATACCAGTAGATGCAGATGGACAAAGGGTTGACTTGAATCCATCAGCTATAAAAGATATGGATAATGCCGCACTTACAGGGTTCTTAGCTCAAGGGAAAATTATAGTTGATCTTTACAAAAAAGCTGAGTCAGAAGCTAAGAAACGGCTTGATGAAGGACAGGAATTTAAACGTTTGAGTTACGGCAAAGCATCCGAACGAAGAGTTTTAAAAATGAATAATAAACAGAAGCGTGATTTAGTAATTTCTCGAGGTTGGGATTGTGTAGAACCAATTCCATTGGGCAAATTAATAGAAAAATTCGGTAAAGATATCGAAAATGAATTGCCAGTAGTAACTACTAAAAATAAGCCACCTCTTAAATGGGATGCGTGAGGTAAATTATGGCAGATTATGAAGAACAAATGCTTGCCTTACAAAAACCTTTGCAACCAGACCGAGTAGTTTGGAGAGTTCAACAATCAGGATTTTCTAAACAAGGGAAACCTTGGGCTATGGTTCTTGCTTATATGGATAATCGAGCAGTTCAAGAACGTTTTGATGAAGTTTTTGGAATTGCTGGATGGAAGAACGAATTCAAAACAGCTCCAGATGGCGGAACATTATGCGGTATATCCGTTAAGTTTGGAGACGAATGGGTCACCAAATGGGATGGCGCAGAAAATACTCAGGTTGAAGCAGTTAAAGGTGGGTTATCCGGATCAATGAAGAGAGCAGCTGTCCAATGGGGAGTAGGTAGATATTTATATGACTTACCTACCAGTTTTGCTCAAACATCACTTGAAAAGACTGATGGTTGGAACAAAGTTTTTGATAAAAAAGCAGGAAAGAGCTTTTGGTGGAATAATCCACAGCTTCCAAGTTGGGCTTTACCTCAGAATTTAAAGGTTCAAAATACAAAAGCTGACTTTACTGCAGAAGAGATACCAACTCTACCTAAATTATATGTTGTTGGTAAAGATAATAAAGAATTTGATGAGAAAAAGCTTCAAGCTGTAGTTAACAAAATGGCTATTATTGCCGGGAAAAACTATGGGGCAAGTATTGATGAACAAAATGATTGGCTAAAAATGCCACTTGATGAAGCATACAATGATATCGAAAAATTCGTAGATATAAAAAAGGAAGAACAAAATGATTAATAATGTCACATTAGCAGGTCGGATCACTAAAGAACCTGAACTTAGATATACACCACAAAATAAAGCAGTTGCCACTTTTACTCTTGCAGTTAATCGAGCATTTAAAAACGCTAATGGAGAAAGAGAAGCTGACTTTATCAATTGTGTTATCTGGGGTAAATCAGCCGAAAACTTGGCCAATTGGACTCATAAAGGTCAATTAATTGGAGTTATTGGGAATATCCAAACTCGAAACTATGAGAACCAACAAGGGCAACGTGTTTATATTACGGAGGTTGTCGCAAGTAATTTCCAAGTACTTGAAAAAAGTAATCAAGCAAATGGTGAACGAGTTGGTAATCCAGCTGCAAAACCACAAAATAATGATTCTTTTGGAAGTGATCCAATGGAAATTTCAGATGATGACCTACCATTTTAATTAACAACCAGGTGCAGCGTGCGTAACAAATGCTTAAATTCGAGGGGATAGGCAATGCGCAACATCCCCCAGCCTTTAATTTGAAATCTAAACTGGTCGAATTCGACCACATTGAAATAAATATAGAAGAAAAGAGAAAAAATGAAAGAAGCAATCGAAAATTTTGTAATTGAAGTATTAAAAGATCCAAAAACAAAAGAAAACCCAGAAATGGTTGGAGCCATCTCTAGGTTAATTAGTGAAGTTACGAGTTATCCTGGGTTTTGACTTTTTCCAGTTCATCACATAGTTTTTTGAAAGTTTTTGCTGCAAGCTCTGGATTTAAATGTTTGAGATTAGGGTTTGCAAAATATCCACTTAACATTATTGCAGCAAGTTCTTCAGTACTTTTAGACATAAAAATTTTCCTCCTTCTGGAAAATTATAGCACAAAAAAATAAACGAAATAAAAAAACAAAAGAAAGGAGTATAAGGATTGGCAAGACCAACAAAACAAGGAATTGACTATTATCCTAAAGATGTAAAAGCAAAATATGATACCAAATTTAAGTACGTAGAATCAAAGAACTCAGTGATTGCTAGACTTGTAATTTACGAATTATGGGATTTAATTTATGCAGAAAATGGTTACTTTTTAAAGTTTGATAATATCCAAAGAGTTTTATTCTTAGGAGATTTACCAATAAACGATGAGCAGCTAACAGATATTTTAGATAGCTGCTTTGAAATTGGATTATTTGAAAAGAGCCTTTTCGATAAATATCAAATACTTACATCTGAAAGCATCCAAAAAAGATATATGGAAGCTGTAGGTCGAAGAGCTAAAGTTCCTATAATTTCCTCTTACTTTTTATTGCCGAAAAATAGTTATCGCAACATTAACTTAGTTAATGACTACATTAACTCAATAAATGATGACAATAACTCGATTAATGACTACATTAATCCACAAAGTAAAGTAAAAGAAAGTAAAGTAAATAAAAATAAAGTAAAAGAAAATAGAGAAAAGGAAAACAAAACAAATAACCAAGAAATCTTTTCTCGCTTTTTCGAACTCTTTTCAAACTTTAATAAAAAAAACATTTCCAAAAGAGCAATGGCTTTACAAGTTTTTCTTGACTTACCCCAATTTCAAAAAGATTGCATTGTAAAAGGCGCTGAGAATTACATTCAAGATTATATAAATAATCATTCGGATGACTCAGATGGCAACTATAGTGTTAATCCGTATGAGTTTTTGGATAATGTAATGTTCATGAATTACCAAGAAGAAGTTAAAGCAGATACTGGATATGACGAGGATTTGGGGTTCTAGGAGGAATACATGCAGTCAATGGCAGATGGAATCCGAGAGTTCCATAAAAAAAGAGAAGTAAAAACAGGCCTATTTTGCGAAAAACATCAAGAAACCGAGCTTGTTAGATATAAACATCCGGTAAGTATAGATTATGATCCGTTGATTCATGGCGAGTTAGTTGATGGTTTGCAGGTAACCTCAATGAGTTATTGTACAGAATGTGCTAAAGAGGGAATATACCAACATCACCAACAATCAAGTGCTGAAATAAAAGCAAATGATGATTTCTTGAATAAAAGCAAGTATGGAAAATATAGCTTACTTAAAACACAAAGCCTTGTGGGCAAGAAATCGCTATGGTTTGCACGTTTCAATACTTTTAAGGCAAATGAATTAGAAGAGCAAAACGTGTTGAATCAAGCCCAAAGAATAGCCAGAGAGTACACTCAAGGTCAGAGGTTTAACACTGTGTTTGTTGGCGGAGCTGGTAGAGGGAAATCTCACTTAGCAATGGCCATTTTGCAAGAAGTTAACGAGAATCTCAAAGATGATAAATTCTCAACATTGTTTATCAATATCAGTGAATTAATTCGAGAAATTAAAAATAGTTGGAATTACTCTGATACTAAGACAGAAGAAGAACGACTGACAACATTAATGCGAACGGTTGATTTGCTTGTTATTGACGATTTAGGAACTGAAAGCACGTTTTCTAAGGATAATAGCTGGGTACAAGGTGTTATTTACAATATTTACAATGCAAGAGAAGGCAATACGATTATCACGTCAAATCTTACTGGTAAAGAAATGCGTTCATCTTATGACGATAAAATAGTTTCTCGAATCATGGAAGGCTCAAAAAATAGTGTTGTTAAATTTGAGGGAATTACTGACAAGAGGAAAAGTAAATGAAAACAATAATTATTGAGCAGTGGGAAAACGAACATTACCCACTCGGAAGAATTAAAAAGCAGAAGCTAGCAGAGAAATCAGAGCATGAGATTATTTTTATCCTTAATCGTATGGCTCAGATGCCTGCAATTGCTAGATTTGGAGAAGCAAGTGAAGTTCCAACAAACTAAAAAGTCAAAATATGGAGCAAAGAAAACAACGGTTGATGGTATTGTGTTCGATAGCAAAGCTGAATCAATCTACTATTTGCAACATAAAAATGATGAGCGGATGACCATGCAAGAGAAGTTTGTTCTCATGGATAAATTCAGATTGAACGGAAAACTTTATAGAGAAATAGCTTATAAAGCGGATTTTGTTTTCAGAAATGAAAATAACGAAATACTCAAAGTTGTCGATGTAAAAGGAGTGCTTACAACCGAATTTAAAATTAAGGCAAAATTATTTGCTAACAGATACGGAATTCCAATAACAATTGCTAAGAAAGTAGCGAGAATGAATATGTTCGAGGAGAGCGAGATATGACATCATTCAGAATCATACCAACTGTTAAATTGTTTAACTTAGCTAAGAAAGCAAGATATGACGGTTATGGAAGTAATTCGGTTTATATCACAGTTCGGACTAAAGGAAGCCATGAACTGGTTGAAATTTATCGAGATATTAAATCTGTTTTCAATAACGGAAAAGATATGACTTGGAATCAACTGTTTAATTTTATGGATAAGCAACTGACAGAATCATTAGTTGTATTTGAATAGCTCTAATTCATGAAAATTACGGTTACATTGAGCGCTTAAACCATTTCATGGATAATTTATCACGAACAATCTAAAAGCGCTTAGAAGCTAAAATATGAGGTGCTATTATGACAACGCAAAAAGAAAAAAATGTTTTGGAATTTAAAGATAAAGATGTTTTAAAAAACTATCGAGTCGCTGATGAAGATGACGAATGGTTTCATGAACAATGGAAAAATAAACTAAGTGGATTGAAAGAGGCAGGAGATGGCAAGATTAGAAAAAATTTATGATGTATATTTCAATGGGATAAAAATGGGAACTGGTACGAAAAAAGAACTTTCAAAAATGCTTCTTGTTTCACCTCATTCAGTCGCTGCTTGGGTTAAAAATGGAATGACTAATTCTCCAAAAAAGAACGCAGTCAAAATTGCCATTGTAAATGAAAAAGCGATGATGGAAAAATATCCAGGTTGGAAGCCTTATGGTGGTTCAAAGTCTAAGATTTCTGATGAAATTACCGATCGTGAGCGTAGAAAACACGAAACGAAAGAAGAACGTAGATTGCGAAGAAATATCAGAGCACAAATGGCAATCGAAAACTCAAGAAAAGACGACAGTGTCTTTAAATAAAGGATAAACAATGAATAAAAAATTAATCACAACAGCAGTAGTAGCAGCAGGAATCTTTGGTTCAGCAACTTTTGGAGCTTATGCAGCTAATGCGTGGGCAGGACATCAAAATATGGTCGCTGTGCAACAGAATATCTCTATCTTGAAGCAACGCTTGCTAGACCGAAACGAACAGCTTAAACAGGCTAATAATAGCTCACAGCAATATGCAGACCGATTGAATCAATTGAACAATCAAATTAACCAGTTGAAAGACCAAATCAATCAAGACAACTCAAATTTGCAAAATCAAGCTGCTAGCTATCAAAATCAACTGAATGTGCTCAATCAGCAAAAAGAAGAAGTTATTAGACAATTAAATCAAGCGAACCAAGATAAAGCGAGCATGGCGCAACAAGTCAATGACTTGAACTCAAAACTAGTTGCCGCTCAGCAAAAGACTGACGAGTTATCTCAGGCTGTGACTGATGCACAACAGACTAAAGACTTATCAGAAGATGCTGTCAATGCGACAAAGTGAGGTATGAGATGAAGTGTAAAAATTGTAACAAAGAAATTGACCATGTAAATTGCCATTACTTCACTCAACAACTTCACCCAGTGAGTTTAGGTGCCTATGAAGAGGAAAAATATTATCAAGCTGAAATAAAAGGTGGCGGAGAAGAGGCTTATTATATCAACGTTCCAACTTTTATTACTGCTCTTGAATTTACTGACTCAATTCCTGATTTAGTAGATAGTATCTCTTGTCCTGAATGTGATAAATTCCCATTCAAGAATAATGCGGTTGAACTTTACAATGAAACTGTTGATATGGTTTTTATGGGAGAGGAGCAGCTAGATGAAATTCACTAAAGGAAGTTATATTGGCGACGATATCGTAATTGAGTTATCCAAAGATGAAAACCTAGCATTACGAAGAGCTTTGAACCAATGTAAAAAAGAAGATGTAGCACAGATACAACTAAATAGGGGCGAGTGGTTTATGCCATTTGTATTGGAGGACACGAAAAATGACTAAGGAATGGGTCGTCCAAGCAGAATTAAACGGCAGATTTGGAGCCGTTAGACGTAGTGATGCCAACGGAACACGCAGA